TGGTTTACGATTCAGTTCGATGATCGATTAAAAGATCATTTATAAAAAATGGAACTTACACAAAATAATTTACAGGCTCGGGTTAAACCTCAAATTAATTAATAAGATTTAACCCAGCTTTAATTTTTAAACTTCTAATTTATCAATCAGCATTGCATCGCCATAACTAAAGAAGCGATAGCGGTCTTTAACTGCATGTTCGTAAGCAGCCAAAATGTTGTCTCTATTTGACAATGCTGAAACTAACATGAGCAGGGTAGACTCAGGTAAATGGAAGTTGGTAATTAAACGGTCTACGATACAGAACTCATAACCCGGATAAATAAAGATTTGAGTATCACCAGTCCATGCTGCGATTTTTCCGCCATGCGCTTGGGCTGCACTTTCTAAAGCACGCGTTGCGGTTGTACCAACAGCAATTACTTTATTGCCACGTGCTTTAGTCGCTAAAATTAAATCAATGGTTTCTTGAGGAACATCACACCATTCACTGTGCATGACATGGTTGGTAATGTCATCAGTGCGTACAGGCATAAAAGTACCTGCACCGACGTGAAGAGTCACAAACGTTTTCTTAACCCCTTTTTGATCTAACTTTGCTAACAACTCTTCATCAAAGTGCAAGCTTGCCGTTGGTGCAGCCACACTGGCAATTTTTTCTGGGTTATGGAAAACCGTTTGATAGCGTTCAGTGTCAATTTCTTCTGCTTCACGGTTAAAGTAAGGCGGAATAGGTAACTGACCATATTGCTCAAGTACAGGTAAAATTGGCTGTGAAAACTCAACGACAAATAAGTTTTCGTGACGGCCTCGCACAATTACAGGAATATTGTCTGCACCGACAAAAAGCTCAGCTCCTGCTTTAGGCGAGTTACTCGCTTTAATATGGCAATACGCTGTGGTGTGGTTCAGCATACGCTCAACCAGAATCTCAATAGCCCCACCTGTGGCACGTTTTCCTTTAAGACGAGCCTTCATGACCTTGGTATCGTTGAGTACCAACAAATCACCTTCTTCAAACAGATCGATAATATCTGTGAACATGTGATCGTGATATTGACCCTTTGCGTCTAAATGCAATAAACGTGAAGCACTACGTGATTCGAGAGGGTAACGGGCAATAAGTTCATCGGGTAATTCAAAGGAAAAGTCAGACAGTTGCATATTTAGGAAAAAACACCGCAAAAATTGGGCCTAGTATAAACTTTTTCGCTTTTTTATGGCTGTGCTTCTGACCTAAATCATGAAAA